TCAATTTCTTAACGCAGCTGTTGGTAAAATGACATTTGGGTTAAAAGAATTGAAGAAAACTTGTAGCTGTGGTTTGGAGGTCCGCAGCGAAATGACATTTCCCAACGGAGCGTCAGGTATTTTCGTTATTCATGATGCCTTTGAAGCATATATTAAAGAATAAGTTACTTTTACAGAAACACTTTAATACACAAGAAGTTTCAATGGATGAATGGCCTTATTGGTTATTGGAAGAAAATATTAAAATAGTTAATGAAATCATAGACGAAGAAGAAAAACAAAAGAAAAAGGATGAAGAGAAACAACAAGCAGGAATGCCTAACTTTAATCCTGGATCAATGATGAAAAATGCTTCAAGTATGATGAGTGGTATGAAGAAATAAAAAAAGAGAGACAAATGTCTCTCTTTTTTTATTTAAATATTTACTATTAGTATCCAGAAATAAGTGGAGGATTAATAGAGAAGTTATTATCAATATATTCATCAATCCAGTAATCTGCTATGAAGTCAGCATCACATGACCAGATATCACTTCCTTCCCATTTAAGAGAAATACCAGATACTGATTTAATTTGACAGTTTTGGAAAGTTACCCTTCTAAGAACAAATCCTTTTTTATCATGTTGATTCACAATAATAGTTCCAATAATATCACTTTTATAATGTAAATAACCAGTTTGAGAATTCCAAACTAAATCATACCATGATTTTAATGAGTTCCAGTTTTCCATTGAACCACCTACATTAACATTAACCTGAAAGTTAATTTTGAATTCAACAGTTGTCTTAGCAGGACCAGCAGCCATAAAAGCTCTAGTTGAATACTTGAATCTTTGTTCTTTAGTTTCAATTGCTTCTGTTAAGTTTACATCAATCGATGTTGCGTTTTCTAATAGCAATAAAGTATTTCTACCTTGTGCTTGTAATAGAGTCGGTAATACAAATGTTATTTCAAACAAATTAGTATATACTGGTTCCTCTGGTGACGTACCTGGTCCACCTGGTGAACCTACGTTTGAGATATTCGTAAAATGTGGTAATGGCATATCTTTTTTAATTATTTTTTATAAATTATATATTATTACTCACATTGTCTTTATGTCCATTTATTATAATTATGTTGTGAAAAATGCCATTTCCACCTTTTAATAAATAGATTATGAATTGTAACTATAGATTTTGTAATAAAGAGATTAAATGGGGTAGACCTGATAGAAGGTTTTGTAATAAAAATTGCAAGTCAAGGGAAAATGCCATAATAAAAGAATTAAAGTCACTTAGGAGAAGAAATAGAAGAAACAAAGATTTTGTTGAAAAATCAAATATTAAACACAATTATAAATACAATTATGAGCTAACACTTTATGAAAATTGTAGAAGTAAAGTTAAAATAGTTTGTCCAATACACGGAGAATTTGAGCAAACACCAAATGCTCATTTATACTCTGGTAGTGGATGTGAAAAATGTGCTAGAGAAGCTAGAAGAAAAGAAACAATACCATAATAATTTCATATAAAAAATAAAAATTTTTACATGAGAGTTTACATGATAACAGATACACACTTTGGAATATATCTGAATAATTTAGACAAGTGGTTGAATATGATGGAATCCACAATCTATAACTTTTTAATACCTTATTTAAAAGAGAATTTTGAAGAAGGTGATATACTTATTCACTTAGGTGATTTATTTGATAATAGAACTAGTATTCCCATAAATGTTTTAAATAAAGTAGAAAAGATTCTAAAAGATATATCTGATATAATACCAATGCATATAATGGTTGGTAATCATGATCTTTTTAATAAGGGATCTAATGAAGTAAACTCAGTTAGAATATATGGTTATATAAGTGATAATATAACAGTCTATGAGAAAACTACAAAATTAACAATTGGTAATAAAGACCTAATATTAATGCCTTGGGTTGAAAAAAGAGTTGAAATGATTAAAGAGATTGGTAATAATCCAGGTGACTATCTTTTCTGTCACTCCGATTTAAATGGTTGTAAAATGCACCTTAACTCAGTTGCTCATAGAAATGCTGATAAAATAGATGTTGAGGAATTTGGTAAGTATAAAGAGGTATTTTCGGGCCATGTGCATATTACACAAGTTAATAAGAATTTTAAGTTTATAGGTAGTTTATGGCAAATGGATAGAAATGATATGGGTGATCAAAAAGGAATCACCATACTTGACCTAAATACTGATAAAATTAGTTTTGAACCAAACACATACTCACCTGTATTTAGAAGATTTAGTGTTTCTAATGAAGATGATATTGATAGATTAGATGAATTAAAAGATACTAAAGATTATATAGACTTGTCTATATCAAACAATCTCCTAATTAGTAATAGAAAACTACGCAGAAAGCTAGAAGTGATGTTGGAGAAGGGTAATTTTGCTTCTGTTGACTATATTGATGATATTACTAAAGAGTTAGTTGATGGAGAAGAAGTAAATGAATCTATTGAGTTAGATGAGAATGGAATGGAGATATCTGTTCAATTGGAATATGAGGATTATATTAAAGAATATATCTTAAAACAGAAATATGATAATGATAAATTCAAATCTGGAGTTATTTCTGAATTTGATGAAGTTATTAAGATATACAATGAGAATTATAAAGTAAAAAGTGAATAAATAAAAAACCCATCATTAAGATGGGTTTTTTATTAACTTTATTTTCAAATCTCCTGTGCCTTTTATAACTCGATGATAAACACCCATTGGTATAAAAACTTCTCCCCTTATTTGTTTAGGTAATTCATTATCTATTTGAATCATCCAATCTGTTTCACCAATAGATTCAATAATTCTATCTTCTCTATCACGGTGCCAAGAATAATCTCCAGAATCAGTATCTTGTTTGAATTCTCTGATAAAAATATTATCACTTATTTTATTTTCTTGAAATGGATGTATCATAATTACCAGAATCCCGGATAAGTTTTTCCGCTCCACAAGTGACCGTATCGATTTATGCGACATGACCAGTACCCCGCGGTAGTCTTATCTTTCTTCAAATGGCACTGATGTCTAGAAGCAAATGACTTTCTAGCTTTAGGATTACTAACTTTAGCAGTTAATCCACCGTGAACATCACCAAAAGCAATCTTTTTAACTTTGCCAGTTTTTGGATTCTTAACATAAACTTGATACTTTTTAGTAGCACCACCTCTCATAGGATAGTTTAACTTAACTTCTTTACCTTTATATTCGGCTTCCTCTCTTATCTCTTCTATATTTTCCATAGGTAAATCTAAAGGAACTAGTTCACCATTGAACATTCCAAACTTACCAATATCAGTTGATTCGTATAATTCTTTATCAACATCACATAGATTAACTCTGCCTAAGTCAAATAGTTCTCTAGCTTCTTTAATAACATCATAGAAAGCTTCAGAACCTGGTCTGAATATGTTTTCGGTAATAGGTTTATTATTCTCTAAATGATATTTAAGAGATTCTGATATATTATTATCTGTGAATTTTCTAATTTTCATAGTTATTTATTATTTTATGATACTTTTAATCTTATCTATAATCTGAGTAAATGATTCCTCACAAATATGATTATGGTCTACACCTTTACAGAGTATTAATTCTTCTGATGTAGATGCTGGATCTCTTGGAACTTCTTTCTTATTTTGTATTATTTTTCCATCTTTAACTGACTTATTAAATACTTTATCAATTTCAGCTATAAAAAGAATACATTTTGAATTCAGAGTTATTCCTTCTCTATACCAATCTGTTTTTGTTGTTATCTGCTTTTCAGCAAATTGCATTTTACCTCTAATATCTAGTTCTACAAAAGACTCACCTGCCTTTGGTTGACCTAACCAATCCGTGATATTTAATCCATAATGCTTTAATATCACATCTGTTGGAAATTTATCTTCTACAATCCAAACTGATTTCTCATCAAATTTCTCATCAATTATTAATTTTTTAATATCTTCTATTGTTGGAATAGTTGTTGATCCTAAAAATTCCAATACTTGTTTACCACTTTTCCAAGTCGTATATTCTGATTCATCAAATGTTGTATTGGCTTTTGTAAAATCAGCATCAACTTTTACAGTGGATTTCCATTGAGTTCCGAAATTTTTGAGTGCCTCACTTTCAACCGCTTTTGGTTCTAATGGTAGTTCTAGATCTGGAGAAAAAGTAACTCCATTTTGCTTTAAATCTTGACAATAAAAATCAAATCTTTTAGCACATCTTGCACGAGGAGGATTCATTAAAACAATATTAGTTCTTTGCTCTTCAGGGCTATTAACAGGAGCACCTCCATCTATAAAGAAAACAGTTTTCAAGAAGTTTTTATTACCATTATTTTCTAAAATATTGGCTAAGTGAAAAGCAATTGGACACCCAAATGAAAATCCACCAATAGCAAATTTTCCAATATTAGTTAGTTCTTTGGATAATTCACCAGCGAACTCTTTAACATTAATTTTTTCTGGCCAATTACAAGAATAAACATTAAACTTATCAACTAAACCAGGAGCTATTTTACTATAATCAACTTCTGGCTTTCCGACTTCACCACCTGGAATTAATAGTATGCTTTTCTTATTCTTATCAAACTTCTGGCTTTCAGGATATAGTTTTATAATAGAAGTCTCACTTTGAGATTCTAAAATAAATGATTCATATAGTTTTAAGTATTTCATAGTTGATTATTTTAATTCGTTGAACTTTTCAATTTTATTCTTTTTAACATTTTGAAGTTCTTTTTCATCATGTTCAACTGGTTCAGTTTTGATATCAGGATTTAAATCCTTTTCCATTTCTAAAGAATTGGCATTAAATTCCATTTCTTGGTCTTTAACCTTTCCTTCTTTAGTTTCGTTAAATCTTTTGATGTGTGTCATTTTTATTTACTAATTTTTTTAAGCACTTTAGCGCACTTTTCGTATTCTTCATTACTTTCTAATTCTTTAAGATATTCTCTTAGTTGTTCTTTATTGAATAGTTCTAATCTTAAATTAAATCTAACTTCACCTAACTCTCTCATATCTTTAACTCCTTTATCTATCATTTTATTAATGACATCTCTTTTAAATTGTGACATATTTACAAAGTCATTCCAATCATTGATATTATTATCTTTTAGAAAGTATAAAATACCATCAGTACAAGAAGTTATTTTATCTATAGTAGATTCAACTAAAAATTGATTATAATTACTTATTTTCATTAAAAGTATATATTATTTTTTCTTATCAAGAAATGTAAAATTAATATATACTTAAAACTATTAATAAACATAGATGTCAAATCATAAAAATCTTATATTTTTTAACAAAGAAGGTGATTATTTAAATTTCAATTATAATGATACAACCGATAGATTTGAGGGTAATATTCTCTTTCATGAAAATTCAACAGATACTTTCAAAACATATGGTTTGTATATGTTTGAAAAGATATCAGCTTTTGAATATGAAGTTCCTGATGTTTTAACATTGGCTAAATTTCAACTATTTAATGAATATGGTATGGATATTCACGGTGCTAAGTATGCTACACAATCTGTTACATTAATAGAACCGGTTAATAATGATCCTGATTTCTTTTCTAAATGGATATATGGTATTAATTTTGAATCTAAGTTTCCTATTGGAACTCATATAGTTTTTGATACTCCTTTTTTAGAGTTTACTAACTCTCAACAAACTTATATAGTTATTGCTTCAAAGAAGGGTGCTATTATGGTTATAAGTTTGGTGGACAATCAAACATTTGAAACAACATTTTACACAACATATAGTGATCCAACACAATATGGTAATATCTATATTTCAGGTTTAAATTTAATCGGTATTTATAATTATATTGATTCTTTTTATAATAATAATTTAGCTAGTTGGAATGAACCTAACTTTTATGATAAGTATACTAAAGGTAGAAGATTAAATATAGTAAATTCTACAAAAAATGTAAACCTTGATAATAGATTTACACAAAAAGTTGTAACTGTTGTTGATGATAACTTAACTGATACTGTTTATTTTGAATATAATTTACCTAATGTATCTCTTCCAACAAATTCAGATTTAGTTATTGAACTTGTTACTAAAACAGATTTACCTCTAATTTATAATGGATCATTATCAATATCAACAAATTCTATTTCATTTGGAACATCTACTGTTCCTGTAATATTAAAGCCAGGGATAGTTTTTAAAATTAATGGATCGGTTAATAATACATCATTTTATACTGTTGATTCAATAATTAATTTTACTTCTAATAACCAAGTTGTTTATTATGCTACACAATCATTAGTTACTTATGATAATAGAATTTATGAGTGTATACAAGCTTATACTCAAAGTGGCGTTTCGCCTGATACTAGTGAGTATTTTGCAAGTAAAGTTGGATTATCAACTGGTTATGAGGTAACACCTGATAATACAGTATATTGGAAATTAGCAACATATATACCAGTATCAGAGACATTAGTATCTGAGAGTTTATTATCTTCTCAAATCTATCTTAATAGTAATAAGTTATACTTTACTCAAGCATTTACACAAAGTCAAGCAATAACATTAGCATCTGCCGCTGAGAATTATGTAGACCAATTCAAATTATTTAATATTGATTTATATTACTCGGTTAATAAATTAAAAGCTGATTTAATGTATCCTACTAGATATGTAGATGTTAATTACTATCATACACAATTTGGACCAACCTATTCTATTGGTAGTGGATATACTACAAACTATGAAAGGGTTGTTAGGGTTGAGCAAGAACTAGTTACTGAATTAAATTATGATGTTTCTGAAAACTTCGACTATAATATAGTTTTTACTGACTTAGATGAGTATGGATTAATTATTAAGATTAATAAAATGGTTTATCAAGAAGAGATAAGCTGGGTTTATTCCGGTATAGCGGTTGATATGCCTAGAACTATAGATAGAACTCTTAGAAATTGGCTAACTAAAAATCATCCAAGATTAGTCACATTAGGTATATTTGCGACTTTACAATATATTGGGTCTGGTTATTCAATTTTCTTTAACTCAATTAAATTAACTACAGAATATCCAAATGTTCCTATTGATTTCACTGTTGAGGTTGGGACAACTGCTAATTTTTACATAGAACATTCTAGAGTTTTATTTAATGAAATGGGTAGTTATTTAGGTGTTAAAATAAATAACAGAGATTATAGTATAGGTGTTACTTATTCTACTTATCCAACAACTGTTGATATCCCTGGTACATTACAATTATGGAGTGATGAGTATGCTGATGTGTTACAAGATTTTGGAATCTACACAACTATTATCAATAATATGATAAAGTTTGATGTTAAAGAACAGGATCAAAGATTAGAATATACTTTTACCATTGGTAAGAGCACTTTACCTGGTATTCCAGGTTACTCTATAATTAGAAAGATGAAGGGTAATGTTGGATTGTTAATAACATCAAATCAAATTCAACTTCCGGGACCTACTTATTCTTTAGAAGAAGCTGGATTTGCGACTGGTATGGTTGTTGCTATTAATAATACAATTTACCCATATAATAACCAAGAGTTTGTTGTTTTAGGATTAGACCCTGATAAGATAGATTTAAGTTATGAAGGTCCTTTCTGGGGATTAACAAATGACATCTGTAGTGTTTCTCCTTTTGTTAATATTGCTTATAATCTTGGGTTTGGTGCTACTGGTTGTCCTACTCCTGTTGGACCAACTGCCGGTGATCAAGGTGGCCCATTTAGTCAATACCAATTCAGTAATTTAATGTTTAGTATTTCTTACAATCCTAATAGTTATGTTATCAATACTTATAATTTAAGTTCATATCAAGGTACTTCTAATATGGTTGATATTACTTATGTTCAATTATCTAACTCTATTTATGCCTTGGGTGATGACATTACTGTAATGGATTCTTATTTTGCTGATTATTTAACTACTATTTCTTTACCTGGTAATACTCAAAGTTTACACTTAAAGTTTAATGATATTAATAACTACCTTTATTCATTATCTAAGAATATATTGTATGTGATAGATCCATTACTAAACACTGTTGTATCTACTATTACATTAACAAATGATGCTTTTGATATTGAAATAAACACTTATAATGGAGATATTTATATATCATATCAAAATACAAATAGAATTGATATTTATAGCTATTTAAATGTACTTGTAACTACTTTAACATCTGGATCATCTTGGTCATCTGGTAAAACTTATAATATGACTTTCAATGAATATGAAAAAGATATGTATGTTATTACTGATGATTCTAGTGATATAGTTCTTAGAATAGATGGTACTACCAGAACACTTCAAACTGTTTATGGTATTCCTGGGTTATCTAGTATGTCATCTTCAGCTTATAATATTTACTATGAGCCAGTAAATGAATCTGTTTATGTTTGGGGTAGTGCTAGTTTATATAAAATAGATAATAGTTCTGTAGTTTCTATAACAAATGTTACAACTCAAGGATTTAATGATATATTATTTAGTAATCTAACTGGTCAGATGTATATTTCTGATTCATCATTATCATTTCAATCATTAGATATTAATACAAATACTACTTTATTTAATACGGGGCCATCTACATATGGTTATTTAGCTCTTAATCAATATGATAGTGATATTTATTTATCATCTCTTACTACAAACACTATTAAGGTGATGAGCCCTATAAATGGTAGCGTAATATACACAGCAACTTTAACAGACCAAACCACAAAAATCATTTATGATCCTGATAGAAAGAGTGTTTGGGCTATACAACCTAATACAAACTCTATAATAGAGATAGTTGTTGATTTAAGTAGTTTTATTTCTACTTATGTCATTCCTACTAGTAATATTGATGAGAATCAATATGGTACTTTAAATCCTAACTATGTTCAAAAAGATAATCTTTGGTTAAAAACAAGAGAATATATTAGAGCACCTAGAGAGAATTTCTTGGGTGAGCCAAGAGTAACATATTATTATAAATGGTTGACTGATAATGTTCCGGAAATTTTCTTATATGATTTTTCTGGTGACCAATTACCAATAACTGGATCATATGCTTATGTTGGTGCAAAACCACTTACTGAAGTTGTACTTAATAAAGTTCCTAATAAGAATTTAAATAATGTTTCTTTACCACAAGCTCAACAAACAATTTTTGACAGAGTTTATTATAGTTTAGATCATATTGATGAAGAAACTACTAACATTTATTTAGATCCAACCCCAATAGAAACATTTATTGGTTTCAATTCACCACAGGAAGGAGCTATAAGATCTATATTACAACTATTAAAAAGAGAAAATGCCACATTTACTATTAATACCACATCTACCAACAATGATATTATAACATTTAAAACTTTTGTTGATATAGATGGTGTTAGTAGAGGTGAGATTAAATTAAATATTGCATCAAGTGAATATTTTGTATATGATAGTGTGGGTAATAAGAGAGGTCTTAAACCTGATCAGTTTCTGAGAATTGATATTAAAGATAGAACTAATACTAAAAAGCAATATATTTCTGGAAATAGTGGGAGAATATTCAAAATAAAAAATGTTTATAATAGGACTATAGTTGTTGATTTTATTAGATCTAGTGACTCAATGATATTCGAATCTACTATTTTAAGTAATTATCCAACAACTGGTAAAACAACATACTTAGGTGTAACATTTACTGCTCTAGATAGAGAAATTGGTAGATTTAATGTACTTGGTCAAACCGAAGATGAAGATATTAGATTTAAAGTAGAGTTAGGTAATGTAGGTAAAAATATAGGATCAGATGAGACATTTATCTTCAAAGAATATGATATTTATGAAGGAGG